GCGCTTCGCACAACCACACCGCGACCACGACCCTTACTGATGACGGCGCTCATACCCACACCATGACCACCGACAACAGTGGCGTAAACGGAGAGGTCCGCGTGTGGAACATTGCGATGCCTTATTACATCTTTGCAGGAGTTAAAGTGTAAATGAAAATCACCGCTGAGATTCTAGCGGCTGGCACCGGGTCTTCGGCCTCGGTTGCAAAGGAATGGCTGCCGCATATTCAGTCCGCGATGGACGCTAACGGAATCAAAACGCCAAAGAGCATCGGGTGCTTCCTGGCCAACATCGGTGTAGAGTCTGGTGGCCTAACCGCCGTCGTAGAAAACCTGAACTACAGCGCCGATGCCCTGGCCCGCGTTTGGCCAGCCCGCTATGCCTTGCCCAAGCCCCAGGTCGGACCAAAGGGCGAGCGAATTCCCAACGCTACGGCCACGAGAATCGCCAGGAGGCCCGAGGTAATCGCCAACCTTACCTATGCAGACCGTATGGGGAACGGCAACCCGGAATCGGGAGACGGTTGGCGCTATCGCGGTCGAGGATTGATCCAGGTCACCGGTAAGGCCATGTACGCTGAAGTCTCTGGCGAGATAGGGCATGACTTCGTGGCCAAGCCAGAGGACATGGAGGATAAGAAGTGGGCGGCTCTTTCTGCGGCGGTCTACTTCAAGTCTCACGGTTGCATCGAGGCCGCAGAACAGACCATGTATTCCAAGGTTGTGGAGATCATCAACGGCGCGAAACCTTCTGATGCCAACCACGGACCACTTCGACTGGAAAGAACAAGGCTGGTTGTCAAACTTCTGCAATAATAAAAAGGCCCCAAACTAGGGGCCTTTTTATTACTTACTCTCAAGCTTCAGATCGACTGGCACGCCACTTTGCCTGGGTGGGGCAGGAGCTACGTTCGCAGTCGGTACATCTGGAGCTTGAGGGTCAGCTGGTGCCATTGAATATTGGCTGATGCCGCCAACAGCGCCTATGGCGACCGCTCGTGCCATCTTGGCCTTGAGCGTTTCACCAACAAGTTTTAACACCAGGTCGATAAGCGCTTGCTTGACCTTGGAGTTGCCGTTTGCTGCCTTTCGCCTCCTTCGTGGTGGGATGTATGGCATTTGTCTTCCCTCTTGCTTGGCTGTAGTAGCCGAGCGCTATTATATTGGAAAACGCACACGCCAGGAACTACTTTGTGACCTCGGGATAGAAACCGTCCATTGGGCTGAAACCGGCAGCGAACTCTAGGCCGTCAACGGATAATTTCCTGCCCTGTAGAGTGTTCGCACTTCCAAGCTCAAAGGTCGAGTCTGCGGCGCTATAGAACGGCGACAGCTCGAACTCGGAAAGCCAGACATCCAAATCATCCAGAGATTTGGCGAGTACCTTCAGATCGTGATGCGATGTCCAATTAACGCGAAGCAACTTAATTACTTCGAACAACCGCAAATGGGTCCGGTGAGAAACCTGACACTTAGCAATGAGGCGGATTACATCTGGCGAGTTGAGCCGAGACGCGCATCCATTGGCAACTTTCCTTGCCTCATAGACGCGAGTTTGAGTTGCCAGATCGATGACGCGACGAATTGCCTTGTCCAAATCTTCGATGGACCAGAGAATCTTCTGAACCGTGAAGTTAACCTTCATCACTCCACCCTATTGCCTTGTCATTGATGGATTCCAGTCGCTTGTAGATGTACGGCATGACGATCTCATCCACAAAAACTGCCCAGGTGCGACGGTGAAGCTTGCGGCAGGTATCATGCCCGCAGCCGAATACGAATTCGTGCTCTGCGCCTGGAATTGGGCCACGGAAGTATGCCCCATAAGGATCGCCGTTGGTGTGCTCGTGACCCCATGGACAACGGATGCGGAACTTACCTGACATGTTCATTCCGACTTCGCCGTTGGAGCCTTCGCCCATCTTCATCTTTCCGCAGATGTACTCAGCAGCCTTCAGCCAGACGGCATCGAACTTGTAGTCATCCTCGCTGATCTGGATGACTGGTTTCTGCGGCATCACGATGCTGAAACCGAAACCGCGAGCGATGTCCTCTGGAGAGTATCGCCGCGAGTAATCTGCGTGCTTCAGCCTGACCTGGAACGGCTTTCCGTCCTTGCCTGCGTACTTATAGGCGCCATCAGGGCCGTGCCGCTTGTTATTGATGCCGCAAGGCATACGACCGTACCGAGAGATGTCCTTGATGGTGTTATCGCCACCCTTCTTGAGAACGCTGCCAACGAAGCAATTCAGCAGCGCTTTGAAGTGCAACAATGAGTCCACCGGCTTGTCAAAGAAGTACCAGAGTTGGTAGTTTCCAGGGGACGTCTCAACGGTTGCAGTTGGCGGCAATACCATATCGAAATACTCAAGCCCAAGATCACCCTTGGAGCCTTTTCCATCGCCGATGTCATCGACCATCAACGCCAAACCGTGACCGAATGACGCCTCACCGCGCCAATATCGCATTTTTCCAGTTCGCGGGTTAGGCGTCTTGATGGACGAAGAGATGCAGGCATAGCAATTCGCTCTGGTATTGATGTACTTTCCATCGGCCCAAGGCGTAGGCCACCACCCTGCGTTGATCTTCTTCCCGCTCTCATCCGTCTGGACAGTGGCCTCTTCGGCATAGCCAGCCATGACGCGCTCATCGGCGGGAATGCCGTTGTGAAGTTCCCGCAGGAACTCTTCAGCCTGTTCGAGTGCGTTTTTAATGGACATTAGTAGTTCTCGCGACGGGCCGTCGGAAAACGGTCGTCCACACTGCTGTCGATTTCAGCGGCTGGATTGGTAAGTTTATCCATCAGGCCCGACGCAAACTTGTACTGCGCAGAATCAAGGGCCTTCTTGATGGCACTCGGAAACGGCGCCGCGTGAGCGAACAGGATGTTGTCCAGGTCGGACTTGCAGCGCCCAGGAGCCGCCCCGTTGACCACCAGGATGCCGAAGAGGTCTCCGCCGAGGCTGACGGACGGCTCCACGGTCTTGATCGCAGCCATGGCAGCAGCGCCACGGGCATGGGCATCCTCGGCTGAAGCTCCGTTGGAGTACGCTGTGACGGACTCCGCCTTATAGATGCCCTCTCGCATGATTCGCACCAGGCCTTCGCGCATGCCTTCCTCTTTAAGGCCGTATTTGCGCAGGCGCTTGATCAGGCGCTTGCCTTGAAGAGCAATCATTTTATCGTCCATCATTTCCACTCCAGTTGTTTGAGGTGAGTTGACTATACGTCAATGGCTGATATAAGGCAAACGTTGCCTATTCGCCAGAGCTGCGCATATAATAGCGATTCAAATGTGTGAGGGCAAATGGATTGGACGTTAAGTACATCAGAGCGGACATTCAACACGACAACGGCAATAAGGCCTTTGACGTAACATTAAAGGTGCACAAGGATGGGTACTTCAGTTGCGGCGGTTTGTACTTTGACAGATACACAGGCGCATCTGATGGCCACGTGGCAGGTAGAGGGGCAAGAATCATCCTTTCGACGGTTCGCACCGATGACGTTAAGCCTGCGGAGTTTGCGCCATTCAGCATCGTGGCCAAGTTGAAGTGGGTAAATCTTGGCCATCATGAATTGGTGGAATTCAGGGAAACTAAGTCCATGCTGATAACCAAAGGTGGACGAAAATATAATAAGTTGACCGGTGAACCTATCGGTCGGCATATTCGCCAGAGTATTATCCTGTTGGATAGCTTGAGAAGTGTTAATCTTTCATACGGAATCCGTGATGAAGGTAAACGAAACCAAAGGAGTTGCTGATGTACACTCAAGAGTTTTTGGCCGAAGAGTTCGGCTTCCCGATTAACGAGCAACAAACTGAAGCCGTGAACAAGGCCGTTGAGTGGTATCGCGGCTGGCAAGATCGCAAGCATCGCCGCATGGAGTTCAAGCTGGCAGGGTTTGCCGGAACCGGCAAGACGACGGTAGCGAAGGTGATAGCGTCCCTGTGCTGCACGATGGAATGGACGGCATTCATCGCGCCGACTGGCAAGGCCGCAAGCCGCCTGCGCCAGAAGGGCTGTCCACTGGCCAAGACCCTGCACCAGTTCGTCTACAACGTTCGCGGCGAAGATGAGGATGGAAGCCCGATCTTTGTAGCCAAAGGCGACCTGGATGACCGCCCGCGACTGATCGTCCTGGACGAAGCATCTATGGTTGGCCGATACGACTCCGAGAAGCTGGCAGAGCACCGCATCCCGATCCTGAAGCTGGGCGACCCAGGCCAGGTGCCGCCCGTCAAAGACGTTCAGGTGTTCACCGTCGAAAGCGCTGATTTCGTCCTCGACCAGATCGAGCGAAACGCAGGCAACATCGTCAGGGCGTCGATGTTCGTTCGTAATGGCGCACGCTTGCCTATTCGCGAGTATGATGATGTCGCCGTCCGAGAAGGTCGCCCGACCGATGATGTTCTGCGGAAGTTCCTCGGTGACGATGGCGTTGTCCTCTGCGCTTATAACAACAGCAGGGCAGAGCTGAATGAAAGAGCGCGCAAGCTGCTCGGCTTCTCAGGGCAAGTTCCAGGCGTTGGCGAAAAGCTGGTTTGTACATTCAACCAGCACGGCTACAACATCATGAATGGCGAACAGGCCATCATCACCGGTTTCCGTCCCATTCCAGAAGGGGAAGAGGACCAGGATGAAGACCCAGGTATGATGCTGGTCGAGTTCCGCTCGCTGACCGATGGGCGCAGCCGCGTTGCAAAGTTCAACCCGATCTGCTTCACCGGTAATGAAGAAGAGCGGAAAGAGGCCATGCGCAATCCAGGCGGATTCGACTTCGGCTGGGCGTTGACCATCCACAAGTCGCAAGGCTCTGAGTGGCCATATGTATTGGTGATGGAAGAGAAGCTTGGCGGCTGTCCTTACGCACAACTGATGTATACTGCAATCACCCGAGCCATCGACTTTTTGGCGTTTTATCGCAACAAGCGCTACAACTAGGTATTTCGCGGCTGACTTAAAAGTTCCGTTTAAAGTGGGCTTATCTAAAATAAATTATTTTCGATATTTCCACAAAAAGTAGTTGCCGACTATATTCACGGAACTTATAATTGAACCCATATTCGGGACATACCCCAATCAACTAATCAGGAGTCACAAAATGGAAACCATCCAGGTCAAGAGCAAAGAAGACATCCGCGCCGAGCGCGAAGCTGCCAAAGCTGCCAAAGCTGCCGAGAAGCAGGCCGAGCGCGAAGCCAAAGCTGAAGCGCGCGCTGCCGAACAGGCCAAAAAGCAGGCCGAGCGCGAGGAAAAGCTGCGCGAAAAGCAGAAAGAGCGCGAAGACAAGGCCGCTGCACGTGCCGCTGAACGCGAAGCCAAGAAGGCCGAAGCCCAGGCCCAGCGCGAAGCCAAGAAGGCAGAAGGCGCTGCCGAGCGTGAAGCCGCCAAGCTGGCCAAGGCCGAAGAGCAGGCGAAAGCCCGCGAAGCCAAGAAGGCCGAGCGCGAAGCCCTGAAGGCCGCTCAGAAAGAAGAGCGCGAGAAGGCTCGCGCGCAGGCCAAGCTGGATCGCGAGCGCGAGAAGGAAGAGGCGAAGGAAGCGCGCCTGCAGGAGCAGGAAGAGCGCAAAGCCAAGATCGCCGAGCGCCGTGAGCGCACCAAGCTGGAAGGCGCCCGCCGCACCCGCGCAACCCACTTCAGCTACACCGGCGAAGGCCTGTCCACCCCGCAGGAAACTTCGATTCGCGGTCGCGTCCTGGCCCTGATCAAGCAAGAGTGCGCGGTCGGCGACCTGGTGGAAATCAATGCCTTCGGCGAACAAGCCAAGGGCCTGCTGTTCGGCACCCCGGTGCGCAGCTACCTGTCCAAGCTGGAAGAAATGGGCCACGTTGACTTCCACACCGTGGAAAGCCAGCCAGCCGATGACACCTCCAGCACCCAGGGCGCTGATGCCGACGGCAATGATCACGGCGCCGACGCCGAATCCGAAGCCGAACAGGCGCACGCTGAGTAACGCCCAGCAAATGAAAAAGGCCGCTGAAAAGTGGCCTTTTTTATCGCCGCAACTTCCCTTATATCAAAATACGCGAGATAATATCGCGTAACTAACTAAAGGACATTTTAACAATGCAACCACTGATTGTTGGCGCTGGACTTGCCGGTCTCATCGCGGCGTGCCACTTCAAGAACTCGCCAATCATCGAGGCCGGAAAGCCCCAGGAGAGTCACAAGGCGCTTCTGCGCTTCCGTACTCCTGCCGTGTCCGAGTTGACAGGAATTCCGTTCAAAGAAGTCAAAGTACACAAAGAGGTGGTAATGGATGACCGCCATTTTTCAGGCACATGCCCGATTCGCGCGGCAAACATGTACTCGATGAAGGTCACAGGCGCTGTCGCGAGCCGGTCCATCATGAACCTGGATTCGGTGACTCGCTGGGTGGCTCCTGACGACTTCTACCAACAGTTGCTGGATAAGGTCGGCTCGC